CTAAGTCATAAGTTGGTAACAAAGTATTCCGTAGTTTGTCTCGAAAATCTAAATATAAAATCAATGCTCAGAGATGGAACGCGAGGGCTGTCTAAGTCTATTTCAGACGCTTCTTGGAGTCTTCTCCTTCGATTAATTTCTTACAAGGCTGAAAGTGCCGGTTCGAAAGCGATCTTTGTAGACCCCAGAAATACGTCTCAGATGTGTTCTTTCTGTGGAGCGTTGGTTCCAAAGCAGTTGAAGGACCGAATCCATAAATGCCCATTCTGCGACCTAGAAATGGATAGGGACCAAAACGCTGCTGTAAATATACTCAGATTGGGATTACAATCTGTCGGTGAACTTAACTTTTTGGTTGAGCCGTAGAAGCCCCACCCTTCAGGACGGGGAGTGATCACATATGTTTAGATTAATTATAAGTTGTAAATGTTTTCTTTTAAGAGGTTGGTAAATAATATGAAAAATAAAATGCTTTTTTCGCAGAGGGAAGATCTGCAATTGAATGCAGATACCAAGATAACGTTGATGAAGCCTGGGCAGGATCTTTACCTTAGATATGCTCCTAAACTTGAGAAGGTAATGAGGATTTTGTTCGGTAAGAAAGATGGAGAATCTGTTTTACCTTGGACGGAGAATGAGGATGAGTATAACTACGTTAATAGCGTTATTAAACCTATCTTGATCTATTCCATAAGAAACCCTAACGATTATAAGAGAAAGCTTCTGGTGGACAACGATCAAACTCCTGGGGCAGATCAAGAATATTATGATGATTTTAATCCAGTTCTTGATGCTAAAACTCTTGAGAGTCAGGGATTTTATAAGAACGCAGAGGAGAATACAAAAATCTTTACACCACAACTTACTTTGTTCTTTATTATACTTCGTAAGTCGGGGTGGATGTCTTCAGACGAAGATACGGACGTGAAAGAGGTGGAGACCTTTCCTGAAGAGCCCAATGGGGATAAGAAAATTACTGATAGCGAAACTGTATAATCTTCGACCTTCGGAAGTTATTGATCCTTTTTATGAGTGTTCTTTGTCTATAAGAGATGAGATAGACATCTCATTTAAGACAACTCATGAAAAGCGAATTATAAGTATTCTTAAGGGTGAAATCTCAATAACCGGAGAGAAGCCCGTACCAAAAGATCCATATCCGAGACCACAACATTGCGACTCAAGTATTTTGACGAAGGGAAGCAGATTCCTAAAGAAGATGGCCCGAGAAGCGGGATGGATTTAGAGACATCTGTCGCGAAAGTTTTAGACAACGAAACATTGGATGTGGCTGGGCGACTGTATGAGGAGACTTATAATTCTTTTTATGTTTTTTTTGACAAGATATTTTCAATAGCTATAAAAAATAAGTATGGAAAATATGTTTCTGGGGATTATATCAAAAGAAGTTGTGATTTTCTTCAATATAATAAACGAACAATGTATATATCAGGTCGCGGGCATCTGAAGTCTGTAAGGCTATATGCTTACATTGCCTGGAAGATTTGGAGAAATAAAAAAGATAAAAAAAATATTCGAATAGATTACTTATCTTTTAACCAAGATCTTGCGGCAATGCATGTAGATAATTTAAAAGATCTTATTAATAGAACTTTTTTCTTTTCTGAGGGTCTCTATGATGAAGACTCTACGGCCACATCCAAGGCATCATATATTTGGCTTGAGCCGGGCGAGAGAAGAGAGGAATTACCGAAAATAGATCTAGGAGCCTTTGGTGTATTAGGGGGTCTCCGTGGTGGTCATCCGCAGATATTGATTCTGGATGATCCATATCAAAACGATATGAAGAAGCAGATCGGTGCGATTGAACCCGATATTGTTAAAAAGATTAATGCCATTTTTGATACTACCATTATTCCGATGCCGCTGTTTGATGGTGAACTTCACGCAACGGGGACTCCGCAGAGTTATGCGGATTTGTGGTTTAATCCGAAATATAGGAAGGAATCAGAAGACGATTTTCTTAAATTTAATGTAAGAATTGAACCGGTTTATAAACATTTCGATTATATTACTCAGAAATATATAGAGGGTGCGGAACCAGAAGCCATATGGCCCGAGTTATTTTCTCTTGAAGGTTTAAAACAACAAGAAGAAATAATGACAAAGCAACAATTTCGTCAGGAATATCTCTGCGTGCCAAGAAGCTCCGCAGAATCGTTCTTTGAGGCTGATAGAATTGACAAAAGTATTGAATTTGGTCTTGAAAGTGGGCTAGTTAATTATGATGCGGGATTTGGATTTCTACCTTTTAACGATGACGACTATTTTGGAAAAATAATAGTGGCAAGCTACGACCCCGGACAAATGAAACATCCCGCCCATTTTACAGTTTTTGCTTATGGAAACGGAGAGTTAACGCAAATTCTAAGCAAGTTTATGGATAGGTGGGATTATACTTCTGTCTCTTCTGATAGACCATCTCAGTTTAGATACATAAAAAATGCGGTTGAACATTTCGGTATTCAAAGAATATGGGGCGACAATACAAATTCAGTTCTTAAAACTACTATTGAACGTGGGGAAATTCCTGGTCTCGTCGAGGTAAAAATTTCCCATAGTTTAAAAGGGAAAATGGCATATGCTATTCAAAAACATTTAGGGAAACCAGAGCTAAAAATATTGAATGATAAGAGACAGAAGGAAACTTTACTTTCTGTGCAGAATGAAGGGTTAAAAATAGTTGAAACCAGTCAAGGTCACGGAGAATTTTTTACAACGCTTGGGTTCGTCGTGTTGAATACTTTGGAATTAGGCAGCGGAACATTTACGAGAAGAGTAAAAATAAAAACAGATCGAGATAAAATACCCAAGATGTATAAGGGATATTTCCTCTCGCGCAGTGCAAACGGACCTCAGAGAGCAGATCTTCCGTTTAACCAAGGGTTTAGACGGAATTTGATGGGGAGATTAATGTAATGGATTTATCTCCACGCGAACAATTATGATTGTAGCACTCAATACAATAATCTTCTTTTAAGAATTCTGGCCATCCCATTTTATTAAATTTCTTTAAAATTCTTGCGGAGGTGCCCTCGCCATTTCTTCTCCTTTCCGCTCCATCGTTATGAACATGAGATATTGTAAGGAATTTCAACTCCGATTCTCCACAATGACAGGGACCAAAGAAGTCGAGCGCTCTTTTCCAAAGCTTCGCTTTATATTTTTGATCTCGGCTCATTTCACTTTCTTGAAGATCTAAATACCCGCGCTCTCTGCTGCAATTATGATTAAAACACAAACATCGAAGGTTGTTTAATTGATCTTCTGTTAATCTTCCCTTAACAATAGCTTGAGACAATTTTGTCGAGTATAATCCATTCTTTTTGTCTATGTGTCCAGTAGAATCTATGTGATCGATAGTTAAATGAGTAAGATCTGAATCTCCACAAATTGCACACCTGCAACCGCCAATGGCATTTAGGGCGCGGATTTTAAGATCCATATTGTACCATTTTTGATATTTGTCGGTCTTTTCTTTGTTTCTACTTACATATTCCTGACCGTGTTTAATTAGTTTCTCTCGATTTTTCTCGTAATATTCCTTATTGTAGTTATTCTGTCGTTCCCTATTTTCGGGCCTAGCTCTGTATTCCTTTTGTCGCGCTCTACTCTTTGGTGTTTTCCCGTTTTCTGCATTTTGTTTATTTATCCATTCCTTATTTTTCTCATAATAAGCCTTATCTCTTTCCTTTATCTTCTCTTTATTTTCTTTCCTATAAGTCTCGCCATATTCCTTGACCTTTTCTTTATGCTCATAGTAATATTTCTTAGACCTTTCACGTGCTTTCTGTTTGGATTCTTCTATTCGTTCTAGTCTCTCCTCTTCTGTTTTTGGAGCGGGTCTACGTATTCTTCCCATCTCTACTCCACCTCTCCAAACACTCTCTTATATTCTCGATTAATCATATCGCGAAGAAATCCCGCTCCTGACACTCCATCTCGTTTGGAGAGTTTTTCTAGTCTGTTTTTGATTACGGTCGAAGCCTTGAATGTCAGAACCTCATCTTGTCTAATATTATCCATTAAAAATCATTCTCCTAGAAAAGATTAAATACTTCAATACTCTAATAGTATTTATAACTTTCTGTGGAACTTATCGGGATCTCCGAATACTTCAAAAAAAAATGAACTGTTAGGCTTTGACTAACAGTTCAGGCTTCCGCTGCTTCAACTCCAGCATCGAAAATAATTTGTTCCTCTTCTGTTAACTGTTCCCCTTTTGCCACTTTTGTAGCAATAGCTTCAAATCTTCTGTTCCTTTCTTCTGCTTTTTTCTTTTCTTCTCCAGCAAAGTTTTTAACAACCTTAGCGAATAATCCTTCTTCAACCTTTCCAGATTCTTTCTTGTTTCTTATTTGTTCGTAAGTTGCTAGGATTTTGTTTAGATTTCCAAACTGAAGCATTTTTTTGTGTTGGATTTCGAACCCTTGGCTATCGGTATCTAAATCGTGACTAATATTTAATGTCCTCCACACCATATCAATATATAAAACTGTTCCTGTATCGGGTTTCTCATCTCCTTCTTTTAATATTTTAAGTTTTTTTCCACGTTCAATCGTCCTTTGAATATTTTGATAAATTACACCATCTGGCACCGGCATGATTATTTCACTCCTTAATTTTTAACATGAATTCTTTATAAGAAAATTGCTTTCGCCTTTTTGTTTTTGTTGAAAATCTTCCGGGATATTGTATATCAAGAGATTTATAATATCCAGTAGAATCCCAATATCTTTTTTCTCCACAACTTTTTGCGTATGATTCAGGATACGCTTCTTCATATTTAATCTCGAAATGAGATGAAAGGATATAGTCAATTAAAGCAGATCTCTTGTTGTCTGGGACCGTTTCTGATATTTTTTCTAAAAGAGTATTATTTAGTGTTAGAGTTTTTGGGCTTTTTCTTTTTGGTTTTGAACTCGACGGATTGGCTTTTAGTGGGGATATCCATCCATTATCAGCAATACACTCTTTAAATTTCATTATTCTCCCACGTCCATTTATTCGGCCCTGTATAATTCGGATACGCATCTTCATATTTTATCCCAAAATAACTAGATAATACTTTATCGGCGTAAGCATTAAGATCGGTAGTATTATTTAGTTTTTCTTGGACTAAAAAGTTAAGATGAACGGTAATTTGTTTAGTATATTCAGACATTAAATAATAATTAATATAATAGTATATAAACATTTCGCTTTTTATTTAATTCATATTTTTAAAATAGGATTTGGAATAATCCTATCCTTTTCTATGGCATGAGAAAACCCATTAAGGCGCATTGGCCGAGGCGACGAGGAAGAGATTTTGAAACCGTTTTAAATACTGTAAAGAATTATATAATTATTAAAAATAATATTGGGATTAGATGGTGGTTTGACGAGGTTACTATTGGTGAAGCCGAACAAGGTTTAGACCTCCAGGATGCTAATAGAAGTTTAATTTATACCAACTGGGATTTCTATGTCTCCACAAAAGGGTGGCTGGTGTGATTAGTCCTAACAATTAAATCCGTTAGGCTTCTACGGCTCCATTCACCGACAGATTGTAATCCCAATCTGAGTATATTTATAGCGGCATTTTGATCTCGATCCATTTTTAGGTCGCAGAACGGACATTTATGGATTCGGTCTCCTAGCTGCTTTGGAACCAGCGCTCCGCAGAAAGAACACATCTGAGACGTATTTCGAGGATCTACGAAGATCGCTTTCGAACCGGCACTTTCAGCCTTGTAGGAAATTAATCTAAGTAGAAGATTCCAAGAAGCGTCTGAGATAGACTTAGACAGCCCTCGCGTTCCATCTCTGAGCATTGATTTTATATTTAGATTTTCGAGACAAACTACGGAATACTTTGTTACCAACTTATGACTTAG